CGTGGGTTCGAGAGTGATGTGACTGCTTGCGATCAGAGTCACAATCATCTTCTTATTTCACAGTTCTTGAGACACTTGTGTGCCATGGGCGTGGATAAGAAAGACCTGGCTCTTTTGAATAGTTCTTATATGCGTCCTTTATTGGTTAAGAACATCCTCACGATCTACTTCCTTTTCCCTCAACTCCATACAGGACATCCCCAGACATCTTTTGCGAATACTATTGTGGTTGGACATGTTGGCGCATTTATCATGTCTCAAGTGCTAGACCCTAAGTTTATGGACACCAATCCTACAGCTGCTCAATGTGAAGATAAAGCTCGTGGTGTTGCCCAGACTTTAGGTATGATTTGGAAGGTACAGTTCCATGCAGATGCACTTGACATCACTTTTCACAAAGGTTTCTGGGTTTCTTCCCCTTCAAAAGGATACCAATGGATACCACTCCCTAGTTGCGTTTGGAAGATGTTCAAGATCAGGACAGCTTCTCGCGTTCCTCGCCGCGCACTTTTGGAAAGAATGGCCTTCAATTGTTACCAGCGTATGATCACTCCGAACTGTCATGTGGTGAAGCGTTTGGCTTCCGCTCAGTTCGAGTATCTCATGAATCTCTTAGACCTAGATCCGAGTCCTGCCTCAGTGAACAAGTTTGTTGAGGGTCGGTACAAAGCTTATTACGATCGCATTTTATATCGTAAGCAAATCTCAATGGATCCTGAGGAGGCTATGTCTTTTGATGATTATGGGGATTGGTCTCTCGAAGATGAAGATTCTTTCTTCGAACGCAGGTATGGTGTGCTTCCAGAGCCCACACTAGGCAGTTGGTCAGGTGGTATAGGAGTGTTGAACTCTCATTTCTTGAGGACCGTCGTAGATAGGGACTTCGGTTGTGATAATAGAAAGGATCTGGAGAATCTCCAGGTCCATGAGTTATGAACTATCTGAGATGTTGTATAGTTAGGACGTTTGTTCCTTTGAGCATCTTTCTGTATATATTCCTTTTGTTGCTTTCTTC